GGTTGAAAGAAACATACCCTAATTCAGGATACTATATTGTGGAGACAGTATGAAAGATGAAGGCCATTTACCTGTTGCAGAACAGAGCTTGATATTTCGTTTACGTAAACGAGCAGAGATCCGCAGACAGATTCAAGGACGTAAAAGCGTAGAAGAAGGCAAGCCGGATCGTATTGCGGATCTCTTAGAAGAAGCCGCCAACGAAATTGAACGGCTAAATTCGGAGCAAATATAATGCAAATATCAAGAGCAGAACAAAGTGTTATAAAGTACAATCAAGAACAATATCGTCTGGATCAGACTCGCTTGGAAAAACAACGAACTGAAGATTACGCAAAAAAAATTGAAGAACGTAGGCTTGATCAAATCATAGCAGAACGAGTAGCAAGAAATCTTCGTTTAGATTTGGACAAGGGCAGAAATATAGATATCGAATGTTAGGAGGCAATCATGCCATGGATTGAAAATGTAGCCGCAGATGATATTCCGAAGAGATTTCATCACGAGGCAGGTGAGAACAGTATGCTGATCAGCATTGTTGATCCAGCAAGCTGGCGACCTACTCCTGCACACAAGTTCAAAGAAATTCACAATTTTGAATTTTTGGACGTCGAAGAAAAGGATGAGGTGCTGGAAGAAGCTATGAAGTGTAGTCATGAGCAGGCCGCAGAGCTTGTTCGATTACTGCAACATGCACTGGAAAATAAGATGAACGTGGTTGTTCATTGCTATGCAGGTGTTTGCCGTAGTGGTGCTGTGTGTGAACTCGGAGTCATGATGGGCTTTGAAGACACTGGCCGCTTCCGTAGTCCTAACTTACTAGTTAAGCATCGCATGATGAAGTCATTAGGCTGGACATATGATGCAGATGAAAAGCCAAACATTGATGATTGGCGAACTTTTAGAAGTGTAGACTAATGAAAGATCAGCAACACACATCCTCAAAGTTTCACACACAGAATATAGTGTCGTATCCTTATGCAGAATACGGCATTAAGGGAGTCGGTAAGAATCGACTCCCTATTTTGTCAATGGACAAATATATTGATCACAGTCAAGACCAAAAACTTCATATCGAATGTTGCAAAGGTCTTGCATTAAACGAAGAATATAAAATGGGGATGACCTACGGAGCATTACCCCCAGAAGAAGTTGCCAGGTTTGGTGGACACGATTGTTGGAGTGAGATGCTTCAGCAACTGCATAAGTACGATCCAACAGGAGTGCATCGAGAAGCTCTTAAAGAAGTTATTGATCGAAGTCCCGGAAAAGAAATGCAGGCAATGTACAAATATGCTTATTTTGCCATGGGTGCAGTTATTCCGTGGTTCTTTGCATTGTACTTAAAGAAAAATGATTTTGGAAAGAAAACAGAGGACTTTGGGCAATGGACCGAAGCTGCAAAATTGTTTCCTAATGTAGTTGAGTACATTAACCAACTGCCGTTTAAGACAATTGGTCGAGTTTTATTTTTTACAACTTACCCAAATGCCGGAGTAGTAACACATCGAGACAGTGTTATGGCTGAACACAGTGATCACAATATCAATTTATTTTTTGCAAGTGGAAGTCGCCCTAGTTTTATTTGGGACGAAAAGGCTAAGAAAAAGATTTATCTAGATAGTGACGCTCGTAGCTACTTCTTTAATAACCGCGACTACCACGGAGTTGACCCAGAACCAGTATTTCGATATACTTTAAGAGTTGACGGAACGTTTACTGACGAGCTATGTGAACAATTAGGATTGGAAGACGGCCGCACTTGGAAGTGGAGTTACGAAACTCCTGATTAGAGTTTACCGTGATCTGTTAGACCGAGTGTTTGATATGCCCACATTCTTTCGCTACATTGAAAACATTTTAAACATCTACCTGTTACTTGTTCAGTACAGGTATGCGTTAGATTTGCGAGTGCCTGAATTTCAAGTTGATCAACAAGATCAACTATGTGTGTCTTGTACAGCATCATAAAAGGCATCTCTATTCTAGGATTACTATTAGATATAGGCCTGTTAGGAAACTGCCATTTTGGATCTCCCCAAGGTTGTGGCGGATTTTGATTGATGCCTATAAACAATTTTTCTATTTCTGGATACTTTATTAGAACATGTCTAATGCCTGTTTGATTAATCTGGGTATGATGAATATCCGGTGACCCTACTTTGATAGGGTCAGGTAGTCGAATATTAAACAGTAGATTTATGTACTCAATGATACCGTCAATGTACGCATACGAGCCGTCGTGTTTGGCAATATAAAAAGGTTGGATGCTAGCAGTAGGACAATCTTTAAGCATTAGATAGAGCAATACTGCACTGTCTAGTCCTCCGGACATCATTAACCCGTAAGCTGTATTCTGTTGTAAATTCACAACGATCTGTTTACCATCTATCCTTGACTGAATTTCCATAATGTTGTATAATTAAAGTATATTTAAAAGAAAAAGATTTGCTCCTGTAGTATAAAGGCAGTACACTTCCTTGGTAAGGATGAGAAGCTGGATCGTTCCCAGCCTGGAGCACCAAATGCGGCCATTAGTGAAATGGATATCATGCTTGTCTTCGAAACAAGCGGTGTGGGTTCGATTCCTGCATGGCCGGCCAATATATGTATTTTATTCCAATAACTACAAAAAACGTATTTTCATATCATCTAAATCCAAATGTTGGAAATTTTTGGGGTGTTGTAGATTCCTCGCCTTATTTAAAAATGTTAGGATTGGAAGATTTAGTCGATGATGTATATACCCTTTCTATTTGGTTGAGTCCAAACTCGAAAGACATAATACATAAAGATCAACGGCTAGACGGTACGGGAGTTCGTTGGTCATTAGTAGTAGCACCAATAGGTCATGAGGATGTTTCGATAGAAATTTTTGACCAGATAAATGATACAACTAATACCTTTCATCAAAATTTTCATAAAAGTTCTATACCTTTATTAGATGAAAATAACGCAAAATTAGTTGACCAATGGAGTATGAAAAATGGCAGTTGTATTTTTGATGCGTACAATTATTGGCATACTGTAGTAAATTCTACAGATCAATTTAAAAATATTATCAGTATAAGATCGGATCATTTAGAATTAGAGAAAATATTAGAAAAGTTTTTATAACCCGCTATAGTTCAATGGATAGAACGGGGACCTCCTAAGTCTCAGATACAGGTTCGATTCCTGTTGGTGGGACCAAACGTTGTTGTGATGAGTAAGAAAAGAAAGTAAAATTAACAATGTATAAAGTAATAAGCAAAAATAAATTGACATTAAATGAATGTCTAACATTAAGTGACGCAATGATATTTGCCAAAACTGTTGGCATGTTTGTAACAATTAAAGGTCCTGACTTTGAAATTGTAGGCATGTTCGGAGTTGACAGTGTGAAAGACGGCAAGTGCCCGGACGGTGTTGCATACGATTGGAACAAAGCCAGTCGTATTGGGGCACCGAAGCGTCGATAAAATAGTGGGTTGCCAGAGCGGTTTATTGGCACATCTTGGAAAGGTGCAGGTTGCGAAAGCGGCACAAGAGTTCGAATCTCTTACCCACTGCCAGACATTTTGGATAACAAACTTAAAAAATTTGTTGACAACAAGAGTTAATTAGTATATAATTAATACATAGCAAGCAGTAATGCAAGCTAAGAAGTTTTAGGTTAGGTACAGCAACATTCATTAACTATGAACTGTTAGACACTGTGGTAGAAACTGGAGCAGAGTGCGTAAAAACACCGAGCGTTGAAGGGGTCTATTGAAGCAAGACTAACGAGCACAGAGTGATGGCCTGTGTAAAATAAAAGCAGTCAACAACTAACCTGTTAAATCCTAGGATGGATTCAGCAACTTAAACAATAAACTCTGAACTAACTGCTATAGAAGATGGTCGCAGGACACAGTAGAAATACTGTTCTAGGAAACTAGACTCGAAGGAATAGACGACACATTGGAAAGACTTTGTATGATGATTGTACAGACACAACACAATCTAGGCGACATGAATTGTATGCTAGGCTTGCGAGACTTGAACCGATATACTGGGGATGGGGGTAAGCAGAAAATAAAAATCCGTCTCAGCCATCCTGTTGTAGTTAGGTTAATTACAGCAATTTTAAATTGTATCATTAAAACCCGTGGGAACAACAAAGCCCACATTTAACCTGAAGGAAAAGAAAATGAACGCATTTGTAGAAGCCGTTAAAAACCAAGAAGCCCGTACTGCCAATGGCATGAAGGCTCGCAAATCTACTGCCAACGCAGTAGTTGATCTGTTCTTCAAGATCGGTGCAAGCCGTGGTAAGGACATCACTAAGGACTTTGTTGCCGCGTATGTGGAAGACAAAGATCTAGCCCTGCGTGTTGCACAATGGGCACGAGACGTTCGTGGAGGTTCCGGTGAACGTGAACTGTTCCGTAGCATCTTAAAGTATCTGGAAAAGCACGATCCAGCAGCCGCAGAAGTGCTGATGGACAAGATCCCAGAACTTGGTCGTTGGGACGACTTGTTTGTATTTGAGTCCAAAGCATTGAAGGCTAAGGCTTTCACACTGCTAGGCGATGCACTTCGTGCTCGCAATGGCTTGGCTGCAAAGTGGACTCCTCGTAAGGGTAAAGTCGCCGCAGAAATCCGTGATTTCTTTGGTATGACTCCTAAGCAATACCGTAAGTCATTGGTAGCAATGACTACAGTTGTTGAAACACAAATGTGTGCCAACGACTGGGATAACATCAACTTCAACCACGTGCCATCCGTTGCGGCAGCACGTTACAAGAAGGCCTTCGGCCGTCATACTGAAAAGTTTGCGGAATACGTGGCTAAATTGGCTAAGGGTGAAGCAGGTGTCAAGGTTAACGCCGGAGCTGTTTACCCATACGATGTCTTGAAGGGCGTGATCAACCACTACGGTGGTGTCAAGTTCAACAAGACAGAACTGGACCACATTGTAGCACAGTGGGAAGCACTGCCTAACTTTGTCGGTGATGCTAGCATCCTACCATTGGTAGACGTTAGCGGCTCTATGAGCACACCAGCAGGTAAGGGAAGTTCTTTCTCTTGTATGGATGTTGCTGTCAGCTTGGGCTTGTACCTTGCTGATAAGAACAAAGGTGTGTTCAAGGACACATTCCTAACATTTAGCGGTTCACCAGAACTGTTGACTCTGAAGGGTAATGTGGTTCAAAAGGCTGAACAAATGGTTAAGTCTAAGTGGGATATGAACACTAACTTGGTTAAGGCTATGGACAAGATCCTTAGTGTAGCTGTTAATGGTGCTGTTCCACAAGAAGACATGCCAAAGATGCTGTTGATCTTGAGCGACATGCAGTTTGACGCCTGTGCAAAGTACGATGACTCTGCTATGCAGATGATCAAGCGTAAGTTCACAGACGCCGGATACGATGTTCCAAACATTGTATTCTGGAATTTGAACGCTAGCGACAACGTGCCTGTCAAATATGACACACGTGGAGCGGCATTGGTTAGTGGTTTTAGCCCAAGCATCGTGAAAGCGGTCTTGAGTGCGGACACTGAACAATTCACTCCAGAAGGCATTATGATGAAAACCATCATGGTTCCACGCTACGATCTGTAATAGGATTGTAGATCCAATACCCGCTTCGGCGGGTATTTTTTTGACTTAAATATCATCATGAACTACGGCTTCGAAAACAATCAATTTTATGTAGAATTCCCAGCATTAACTAGGGTGCCAGGAAACATGCGAGAAGAGTCAGATAGAAGGGCTCGAAAACTTGCAGAAAATCATCACAAGTTGATTTTAGGAATGAGTTCGGGTGTTGATAGTCAGAGTGTATTACACAGTTTCTTTACTCAAGGCATTCCGCTCGACTGTGTATTTTATTATATGCCGGGGTATAATGATATAGAATACGAACAATTGCAATTAGTTAAGAAGAAGTACGGTGTACGCATCGATATTATTGATTTAGATCCGATACAGTACGAGGAACAAGTAATGAAAATTGCACAGGATCAATGTATCCATCCTGTGCAAGTAATGCAGAGTATTTTTACTAGACTTTTACCTGACGACGCCGATGTCATTCAAATGATTCATGATCCATTTGTACATATTACTCCGGACAATAAGTTTTATTTTTATCAAGGATATCACAGTCCCGAGGTAGCGAGAATGCGATCAATGGAGTTATTAAAAAGAAAAGGAAAGTATATACCTTACGGAGATCCATCAGAATTTCTTTATAGTATTTTAAATGATGATGTTTATCAATCGGCAATGCATACTCATAGATATTTTGACGGAAATGGGCTGTGCAAGGAAAACTTTCACTTAGATAGTGTAGATAGATGGGACTATTATATTAAACCAATAATTTATGGAAAGTATTGGAAAGACGAATTATTATACTTCCCAAAGTTTGGCGGATGGGAAAATGTTCCTTTTATGAAAAACGAACCATCTAATCCTGAATTAAAACTAACTGTTGGAAATTTGTATAGAAAGA